CTTGAAAGCAGTTCATGGTCTTGACGCTGAAACAGAACTGGCTAACATTCTGTCCGCTGAAATTCTTGCTGAAATCAACCGTGAAGTTATCCGTACAATCTACAGAATCGCTAAGCCAGGTTGCCAAGCAGGTACAACAACTGCTGGTGCATTTAATCTTGACACAGATTCTAACGGTCGTTGGATGGTTGAAAAGATTAAAGGTCTGGCATTCCAGATTGAGCGTGAAGCAAACCAAATTGCTAAGACAACTCGTCGTGGTAAAGGTAACATCGTTATCTGTTCTTCAGACGTAGCATCTGCTCTGGCAATGGCTGGTATTCTTGACTACAACTCAGCACTGGCTGGTCAAGTATCACTGACAGTTGATGACACTGGCAACACATTTGCTGGTACAATCTTCGGTCGTATCAAAGTTTACATCGACCCATACTTCCCAACAGGCTCAACATCTGAGTTTGCTGTAGTTGGTTACAAAGGCACAAACGCATACGATGCTGGTATGTTCTACTGCCCATACGTACCGCTGCAAATGGTTCGTGCAGTTGACACTGGTACATTCCAACCAAAGATTGGCTTCAAGACACGTTATGGTCTGGTAGCAAATCCATTCGCAGAAGGAACAACACAAGGTCTTGGTACTCTGAATACTCAGAGCAACAACTATTACCGCGGTTTCCGCATTGCAAACCTCATGTAATTAAGCCACCGAAGAGTGGTGCTTTAGAGAGAGGGTCTTCGGATCCTCTCTTTTTTTACGTATATAAATAAGAGTATGACAGTTCTCACACGTAATCCAATAAACCCAAATAGTCTACAGCCTAACAAGTTTACGCTGAACTTGGCTCGTACACCGAATCTACAATACTTTGCACAGACAATTTCTTTGCCTGGTTTATCTACATCTGAGATACCGGTGCAAAACCCATTTGTTGAATTGTATGCGCCAGGTGAAAAAGCAATCTATGATGTATTGAATGTTACTTTTATTGTCGATGCTGAACTATTGTCATGGTTAGAAATACATGATTGGCTTCGTGCATTAACTTTTCCGACAGAATACGAAGAGTATCAGAATCTAGCTAAACTAAATCAGTTTGCTTCATCGATACCAACAAAAACACCACAGTATTGTGATGGTGCAGTGACACTGTTATCAGCATCAAACAAACCTTACTACCGTTTTAACTTCAAAGATTTATTTCCAATATCACTTTCTGGTTTTGTTGTATCATCAACCGATACACCAGAAACAATCATTACCGCAGATGCTACATTTAGATTTACCTATTACAACGTAGACAAATTATTTTAATTGTGATATACTCCTATTAGGAGGTATAATATGAGCAAACTTGATGAAGTATTACAAATGTGGACTGCGGATTCTAATATCGACCGCACTGAACCCGGTAAAGCACTGATTGATATTCCCAAACTTCATTCGAAGTATTTGAACATTCTTTCTTCACATCGATTGTTAGCAAAAGAAGCAGAGTTCAATTACAATAAATGGCGTAAACTAAAATGGGAATACTACACTGGCAGACTTGACGAAGAAGAACTTGAGAAACGTGGTTGGGAACCATTCCCATACACACTCAAATCTGAAATCAATACATACTTAGAAGCAGATGAAGATATCAATAAGTATCTTGCAAAAAAACTATTACACGAAGAAATCGTTGATGTCTGTCAGGCAATAATTAAAGAACTAAACGCAAGAACTTTTCAACTTCGTGACTTTATTACTTGGGAAAGATTTATAGCTGGTGTCTGATTTAATTTTACGTAAACATAATGAAGCATTCATCAGGTTCGAGTGTGAGAAAAGTGTGGCACAAGAACTTGCAGACTACTTTACTTTTTTTGTACCAGGTTATCAGTTTATGCCTGCTTATAAGAACCGCACCTGGGATGGTCGCATAAGGCTTGCTGATCTACGTACATATACTATCTATCATGGACTTGTACCTTACATTGAGAAGTTTTGTGAAGAGAGAGATTACAAACTTGAGATTGATAGTGCAGTAAACAACACAGAGAGCTTTTCAGCAATTGAAGCCAATGAGTTAATAGAACAACTTCATTTGGACAAGAGCATTATAGCAGAGGGTGTAAGGGAATATCAATACAAAGCCTTCTTATTTGCCATTAGAAATAAAAGAATGTTGTTATTGTCACCGACTGGCTCAGGCAAGTCACTGATTCAATACTTGATACTAAGGTACTTACAACACAAAGGTTACAAGAAAGGACTTCTAATTGTTCCTACAACTTCTCTTGTTGAGCAAATGTATTCTGATTTTGAATCTTATGGTTACGATGCCGCAAACTATGCCCATCGACAGTATTCAGGAAAAGATAAGCATACGGATAGATTTTTAACAATTACCACTTGGCAATCTATCTACAAGAATCCACCAGAATACTTTGAGCAATTTGATTTTGTTTTAGGTGATGAAGCACATCAGTTCAAAGCAAAGTCATTGACCACCATCATGACTGGATTAAAGAATGCAAAGTACCGTATTGGTTGCACAGGTACAATTGATGGTACACAAACACATAAGTTAGTGTTAGAAGGACTATTTGGTCCTGTATACCAATCAACAACTACTGCCAAACTAATTGAGAACAAACAACTGGCAGACTTTCGTATTAAGTGTTTGGTATTAAAATATTCAGAAGAGGTGTGTAAACTATCCAGAGGTTGGGATTATCAATCTGAGATAGACTACATAGTAAGAAGTACCGCAAGAAATGAGTTCATTCGTAATTTGGTGCTATCACTTGAAGGTAACTCACTAGTCTTGTTCAATCTAGTAGAGAAACATGGCAAGCATCTTCACAAAATGATTGAAGAGAAAGCTGGCAACAGACATGTTTTCTTTGTGTATGGTGGAACAGATGTTGATGTGCGTGAACAAGTTCGTGCTATCACTGAGAAACAAAATGATGCAATCATTGTTGCATCATACGGCACATTCAGTACAGGTATCAATATTCGTAATCTTCACAATGTTGTTTTTGCTTCTCCGTCTAAATCAAGGGTAAGAAATTTACAATCAATCGGTAGGGGTTTAAGAATCGGAGATAATAAAACTGAAGCAGTTTTGTATGACATTGCCGATGATTTTCGTATAGGCAAACATGTAAATTATACCTTGCAACATTTGCAGGACCGTGTTAGAATATACGATGAAGAAAAGTTTAAATACAAGTTTTACAATATAGAGGTCAAGAATGCATAACGTAAAGCTAATAAGAATGCAATCTGGTGAAGATATCATGGCTTCTATGTTTGAGGATGATAACTCAGATCAAATACAATTGAATGATCCAATGCGTATTGTGTTTCGTCGTTTACCTACTGGTCAAACAGTAATGATGATGATGCCATGGTTGCCAGTTGAATTGATCAAAGAAAACTCTGCGATGATTTATTATTCGGATATCGTGACTGTTGTTGAACCCAAAGAATCAATGATACGATACTATGACAAACTTGTTGAGCGTACAATCGAAGAAATGGCTGATTCAGATAAAATGATAAACAATCTTCTAGAAGAACAAGAAGGTGAAGAAGAACAAGATATAGAACAACAAATTATGGATGATGTGCTTCAAAGTATACATGAGGCAAAAGGTAAAAAACTACATTAATAGGAATTTTCGTTATGTCAAAAGTGGTGACATTTGTTATACCAAGCAGTGCTTCACAAGCATATCAAGAACTTGCTAATAAGTATTCGGCTATTGAGCCACCAACATGGGCATTATTGTTAGCAAATGCTATTCGTGTCGAAGGTCATGACCCATGTATTCTAGACTTTGATGCTGATCCAGCAAGAGACATAGAGTTTGCTGCACATAAAATTGCTGACACTGGCGCAGACATAGCAGTATTTGTTCTCTACGGACAAAATCCAAACTCAGGCACCACAATGATGATTGGTGCGTCTAGACTAGCAACACAACTCAAACTTTCACACCCATCAATCAAAACAGTCTTCATTGGTTCACACGCATCAGCATTACCATATGATGTGATTGGTTTACCATACGTTGATTTTGTTTTTATCAATGAGGGTGTTTATGGTTTATTAGACTTACTTCAAACAAACTACAAAGACAATCTAGATAAAGTTCGTGGTCTTGTTTATAAGAAGCAAGGCTTTGCTGCTACAGGTGCGCCGGGTGAGATTGTACAAACAAAAGATATGGACCGTGTGATGCCCGGCTACGCATGGGATTTGTTACCAAAGAAAAGAAAATTACTAGACAAGTATCGTGCCCATTACTGGCATAACTATTTCAAAGATGATGGACGCACACCGTTTGCTGCTATCTCTACGTCACTGGGTTGTTCATTTGGTTGTAACTTCTGTATGATCAATATCGTGAATCGTACATCATATGAACAAGGCACAGTATCATCCGACTCACGTGGTATGCGTTTCTGGTCACCTGAATTGATGCTCAAAGAGTTTGAGTATTTGTATGAGAATGGTGTTCGTACTGTGCGGCTGACTGACGAGATGTTCTTTCTAAACAGAAAGTATTATATACCAATTCTTGAAGGTATCAAACAACGTGGTATGGACTTTAACTTTTGGGCTTACGCACGTGTTGACTCTGTACGCAAAGATCAATTAGAATTATTCAAAGAAGCAGGTGTCAATTGGTTGTGTCTTGGTATCGAAGCAGCAAATCAAAATGTGCGACTTGAGATTGAAAAAGGTAAGTTTGAAGATGTAGATATTCGTCGTGTTGTTGCTGATGTTAAAGCAGCAGACATCAACATTCTTGGTAACTACATGTTTGGCTTTCCAGAAGATACAATGGAAACAATGCAAGAGACACTGGATTTGTCACTTGAATTAAACACTGAACATGCTAACTTCTACGCAGCAATGGCATTGCCAGGTAGCCCATTGTATATGTACGCCAAGAACAATGGTTGGGATTTACCAGAGAAGTTTGAAGAGTTTGCATTCTTGTCTTATGATTGTAAACCACTACGCACAAAAACATTGACTGGTGCTGAAGTCTTGAAATTCCGTGATGAAGCATGGCACAAATACTTTTCACATGAACCATTTCTAAATCTTGTTGAGACAAAGTTTGGTGAAGATTCAAGACGCAATCTTGTTGAAATGTCAAAGATTAAATTGAAACGAAAAATACTTGGAGATTGATTATGGATTTGCAAAGAAAAGCAAACTTATATCGCAAAGAATTATTTGAAAAGTTTGTTGAAGTAAAACAAGGACATCCTGGCTCTACTTTCTCAATGCTAGAGATTGTCACCACACTGTATCATGGTGGTTATGTTGGCTTTGAAGATAAAGTTATTATCAGCAAAGGTCATGCGACAGTAGCATTGTATCCTATTCTACGTGACTTCAATATTATTCCACAAGAAGATTGGGATAATTGGGGTAAGGGTAAGCCAACATGCCTACGTGTGTTTGGTAACATCTCTATACCTGGCATCGACATGACATCAGGCTCACTTGGTCATGGTATTGGTGTTGGTGCTGGTATGGCAATTGCTAATCCAAACAGTCATGTTCACGTTGTTATTTCAGAAGGTGAACTGTATGAAGGTTCAACATGGGAAGCATTGTTGTTTGTTGCTCATCGTCAAATCAAGAACATGACAATCTTTATTGACATCAACAATCTTATCATTCTTGGTAAGACAGATGATTGTTTAATGCTCAATAGTATTCGTGAAAAGTTGTCTGGTTTTCCATTTGACATACACTCAGTTGATGGGCATAATACAAAAGAAATTATGAATGCTTTAGATGAAACAGCATATCAGCCAAAAATTGTTTTATGTCATACAGTCAAAGGTAAAGGCTTCTCATTGATGGAGAACAAACCTGAATGGCACTACATGCAAGCAATTACACCAGAAGAAATTGAACAATGCCGCAAGGAGATTAATGATGTTACAGCGTGATGCATTCATTGAAGAGATAAACAAAAGATTACAAACAGACAGAGACATTTATTTTTTGTCTGCTGACTTTGGCGCAGCAGCATTAGACTCTTTGCGTGAAACTTATCCAGACAATTTCATTCATTGTGGTATCTCAGAGCAAGCAATGATTGATATCGCAACTGGTCTAGCATTACAAGGCAAGAAAGTGTTTTGTTATGCGATGGCACCATTCATTTCTCTTCGTGCGATTGAGCAAATCAAATGTGGACCATCAATGATGAATCTACCAATTGCAATTCTTTCAGTTGGTATTGGTATCGGTTATGCTGACGCTGGTCCTACACATTACATCACAGAAGATTTTGCTTGTATGCGCTCCATTCTTAATCTGAACATTTACACACTGTCGGATGCAAGTTCAGCAAAACGATTGGCAAATAAACTATTAGACAAACCTGAGTTATGTTATGTTCGTTTTGATAGACATGATCAATCAGAACTGCCTGTCACAAATTTCACACAAGACTTAACTTATCGTTTGATGGGTGACACCGTTACTTCAAAGAAAGTTCTTGTGATTGGTTCTGGTAAGATGTCACATGTTATTGCTGATGTCTATAAAGAAACTTCAGATAAAGTTGTTGGTGTTGATTTGATTCGTGCTAAACCATTTCCAAATACATTAAATATGTTACTTCAAGAATGTGGTGGTGTGATTGTAATTGATGAACAAACACCATGTGGTTCTTTAGGTGCTGCTGTGCTTGAAGCAATGTCAGAAAGAAACTCATTGAATAAAAAAGTAAAAGTGATTACGCTACCAGAAGAGTATTTGTTTGAAAATGGTGGCCGTGATTATCTGCTGAAGAAACACGGTTTGAGTAAAGAAAATATTATTAAGACATTGAATGATAATTTCTAAAACTCCTTATCGTCTTTCTTTGTTTGGCGGTGGTACAGACTATCCAGATTGGTTTCAGTCAAGGCAGACTAAAATTATATCTGCTGCTATGGCGCATTATTGCTATATAAATCTAAAAGTTTTACCACCATATTTTGATTATGTAAACAGAGTTATTTACTCTAAGATTGAAAGTGTATCAGATGTCTCACAAATAGATCATCCTTCTGTACGGGAGTGTTTGAAATACTATGATATACCTAATGGAATTTCTATTACTCATGATGGCGATTTGCCTGCTCGTTCTGGTATTGGATCAAGTTCTTCGTTCACTGTTGGACTGATTCACGCCATACTTACATTACAGGGCAAGTTGCCTACGCCATATGGTTTGGCGTTAGATGCTATCAATATAGAACAAAACTATATTGGTGAGTCTGTTGGCGTTCAAGATCAATTCATGGCAGCATACGGTGGCATTCGTGTCATTGAACTTTCGGGCGCAAACATGAACGTCCGTGACCTAAGAATCAAAGATGATTATGTCTTAGACCTAGAAGAACACATCATGTTAGGTTTTTCTGGTATCGATAGATTTTCAAATGTACATGCCAAACAGCAAGTCGATGCTATCAAAGAAGGCAAGTCTAAAAAACTACTTGAAGAAATTACAACAATCACTGAAACCGCATTGCATATTTTTGAGAGTCATGGTAAAATAAAAGAGATAGGTGAATTGTTAAAGTATCAATGGAATCGTAAACGACAACTTACTGACACTGTTACAACTGATTACATAGATACAATATACAACAAGGCTATCAATGCAGGTGCATATGGTGGCAAGTTAATGGGTGCAGGTGGTGGTGGATTCTTTATGTTTCTTGCGCCACCTGATGCTCATGAAAAGATAAAACAAGCAATACCTGAAATTAATGTATGGGTGCCTTTCAGATTTGATTTTGAAGGCTCAAAGATTATAATGGAGTGATGATGAAGTATCCTTTAATGTCAGACAATATTACTAGAGAAGATTTAGATTTGGTAATAGAACATCTTAAAAAAGATAATCCCAAACTTACGAACGGACCAGAGTGTCGTGCTTTTGAAGAAGCATGGAGTAAATGGTTGGGTGTAAAATACTCTGTGTTTGTCAATTCGGGTGCTTCAGCAAATTTATTATCAATGACAATGTTGAAGATTAAACATCCAGAAGGTGGTGAAGTGATTGTGCCACCATTTACATGGGTGTCTGACATTGCATCTATTCTTCAATGTGGTTTCACACCAGTGTTTGTTGACATTGATTTGGATACACTTGGTATGAATGAGTTTGGTATACTCAATGCGATTACTGACAAGACACGTGCTGTATTCATTACGTATGCACAAGGCTTTGATTGCTTATCTGGTAGAGTATTGGAAGTTCTACGTCATCGTAATATACCTTTAATTGAAGATGTGTGTGAATCACATGGTGCAACACACAATGGTAAATTACTTGGTAGTTATGGTTGGATGTCTAACTTCTCTTTTTACTTTGCACACCATATGTCTACTATTGAAGGTGGAATGGTATGTACAAATGATGAAGAAGTTTATCGCACAGTTCGAATGCTTCGTTCACATGGCATGGTTCGTGAATGTGGTGACTGGATAATGGCTGAAAAATATAAGACAGAATATCCAGAGTTGAACTCAGACTTTATCTTTGCTTATGCTGCATACAATATGCGTAACAATGAAATTGGTGGCATACTTGGTCAGAATCAGTTGAAAAATTTGGATGAAAATGTTAGACTACGTAATGAGAATCTTTTCTACTTCTTATCAAAATTAGATCAGAAGAAATATAAGGTAGACTTTAGATTGATTGGTTGCAGCAACTATGCGTTCAACATTGTTTTACAGCCAGAGTATGCCAATAAAGATTTTGTAGAAAGACTGATGCACAAGATGCGTGATGAAGAAATTGAGTTTCGCCGTGGTTCAGCGGGTGGTGGTAATCAATTGAGACAGCCATATCTAAAAGGCATTGTACCAGCAGATCACTACACAAAATACCCAAACACGGATCACATGCATTTTTATTCTTTCTATGTTGGTAACTATCCAACATTAAGTAAAATATCAATTGATGAAATCACAAGCGTATTGAACAGGGTGTAACATGAATATATTAGTGACTGGCGGTGCTGGATACATTGGTTGTATTCTCACAGAATATTTGATGCAGATGAATCATGAAGTAACTCTTATTGATAACTTCATGTATAAACAGACAGGTTTAAATCATCTTTGTGAAAACAAAAAACTTACTATTGTAAATGGTGACATTCGTAATCCACATCACATGTCATCACTGCTAAAGAAAGCAGATGTCATTATACCTCTTGCCGCACTTGTTGGCGCACCGTTGTGTAACAAAGATGTTGTTGGTGCAGATACAACAAACAAAGATGCGATGTTTTGGATGATGAACAGCGTTTCAAATGAACAACGAATCATTATGCCAACGACTAACTCAGCATATGGTACAGGCGATGAAAATAATTTCTGTACAGAAGATTCACCACTGCGACCAATCTCAAAGTATGCTATTGATAAAGTTGCTGTAGAACAACGATTGATGGAACGTGAGAACTCAATCAGTTATCGTTTGGCTACAGTGTTTGGTATGTCACCACGTATGCGTACAGATTTGCTGGTAAACGATTTAGTTTATCGTGCAGTCAATGATGGCTATGTAATCATCTTTGAAGGTCACTTCAAACGTAACTACATTCATGTGCGTGATGTGTGTGAAGCATTTTTACACGCCATGTATCAGTTTGATGAAATGAAGAGTAACATCTACAATGTAGGCTTGTCTTCAGCAAATGTATCTAAACTAGAACTCTGTGACATTATCAAGAAACACATACCAACATTTACAGTTATAGAAGGCGACATTAAGAAAGACCCAGATCAACGTAACTATATTGTCTCTAATGAAAAATTAGAAACAACAGGTTGGTTGCCTTACTATACAATAGATGATGGTGTGGAGGAACTCATCAAGGGATATACATACTTGAAGAATAACATTTACGGTAATGTATAATGACAACAGCAAATCATTACGTCAACAACGCAGACTTTCTAGCAGCACTTATAAAATATAGAACAGATTGTGAAGATGCAAAGACTAATAGTAAACCAGAACCAAAGATACCAGATTACATTGGTGAGTGTTTTCTAAAGATTGCAGAACATCTATCACGTAAGCCAAACTTTATTTCATACACATACCGTGATGAGATGATATCAGATGGTGTGGAAAACTGTCTGATGTACTTTCGTAACTTTGATCCTGCTAAGTCTAAGAATCCATTTGCTTACTTTACACAGATAATTTACTATGCATTTCTGCGTAGAATTATGCGTGAAAAGAAACAACTATATGTGAAGTACAAAGCCACACAACAATTCGGTTTGCTTGATGAAGGTGAGATGTATGAAGATGAAAACGGTAATATGAAACAGTTTGAATTGTATGATAACATCTCAGAGTTTATTCACAACTTTGAGGAAAATAAGAAAAAGAAAAAGGAAAAGAAGTCAGAGGGGCTTGAACAATTCCTAGATGATGATGTAGAATAATATTATGAAAATATGTGTGCTTGGTGATACTCACTTCGGTATGAGGGGTGACTCTTTAGATTTTCATAAATACATAGAGAAGTTCTACGAGAACGTCTTCTTTCCCTATCTAAAGGATCACAATGTTACTACCGTTGTACAACTTGGTGATCTTTTCGACCGCCGTAAGTTTATTAACTTCAATTCACTCTATCTGTGTCGTGAATATTTCTTTAATAAACTTGCAGAAAACAACATCACATTCATCACGTTCCTTGGCAATCATGATGTTGCTTTCAAAAACACCCTACAGGTTAATTCATCCAAATTACTTTTAGACGGATATGATAATATTACTGTACTGGATACTTTTACTACAATGCAGTTTGGCGGCATTGATATTGATCTGGTGCCTTGGATATGCGATGATAATCAAGAAGAAATTCTTCAAAAACTAAAAGACTCCAAATCACAAATTGTCTTTGGTCATTTTGAAATAAAAGGTTTTGAAATGGACCGTGGTAATGTGTGCCATGAGGGCATTGATAGAAACATATTCAATAAGTATGATATAGTTTTATCTGGTCATTTTCATCATCGTTCTGATGATGGGCATATTTACTATGTTGGTACACCGAATGAAATGACATGGGCTGATTACAATGATCCACGTGGTTTTGTTATCTTCGATACACATACACGTGAGCAAGAGTTTATTCAAAATCCATACAGAATGTTTCACAAGTTGAATTACAATGATGAACTTGAACATTTTGCTGAAGGTTACAAATCTTCATTTATGGATTATTCAATCTATGAAGGCTGTTATGTCAAAGTTGTTGTAGTCAATAAACAGAATCCATTTTTGTTTGACTTTGTGATTGACAGTATATACAAAGCTGGTGCTGCTGACATCTCAATCGTAGAAGACTTTACCGATGTAACAAGTGACAGTGATGATGAACTGATCGATCAAGCAGAAGATACGGTAACAATACTGTCAAAGTACATAGATAATTTGACATTGAATGTTGAAAATGATAAACTGAAAAGTCTTATGCGTGAACTTTATGTGGAAGCATTGAATACAGAAATTGAATGATACTATTTAAAACTCTAAAATGGAAGAATCTATTAAGCACTGGCAATTACTTCACTGAGATAGCACTCAACAGTAATGCCAATACTTTGATTGTTGGTACGAATGGCTCAGGCAAGTCAACAATGCTTGATGCTTTATGCTTTGCTTTATTTGGTAAACCATTTCGCAATGTCAACAAACCAAATTTGCTAAACAGTATTAATGGTAGAGATTGTGTTGTTGAAATAAATTTTTCTATTGGTAATAAAGAGTTCAAGATTGTTCGTGGTATCAAACCAAACATCTTTGAAATTTATCAAGATTCAGTTTTGCTGAATCAAGATGCGGCTGTAAGAGATTATCAAGACTATCTAGAGAGGTTTATTCTCAAACTAAACTATAAGTCTTTTACACAGATCGTTATTCTTGGTTCAGCATCCTTTACACCCTTCATGCAGTTGTCTGCTTCTGATCGCAGATCAATCATTGAAGATTTGCTAGACATTCAAATCTTTTCTACCATGAACGGTTTGGTCAAAGAAAGATTGACTGGTAACAAAGACCTGACAGTAGCAAAGAAAAATGATATAGCATTGTTGCTTCAAAAGTATGATTTGAAGAAAGAACATCAAGACAAACTCAATCAAGATACCGAAGAAAAGGTAAAAGAGTATGAGAAAGAGATACTTCTGTACAGAGAAACCATACGCACCCTACATGATGACATTGACAGCTTGGAGCAAGCCAAGCAAACCTTATCAGAAATCTGTGCTAAAATTCCTGAAAATGAAAAGAAGATTACTTCGTTTAAAAAGGTTGAATCTCAGATTGAAAGCAAAATATCCAAAGTGGGAACAGATAGAGAGTTCTATGAACACAATGCTGATTGCCCAACCTGTAGGCAAGCCATTACCTTGGAGTTTAAAGAAGGGCAACTTGTTGAACTTGGAACAAAAGAAAAAGAACTTAATGGTGCTTTGATAGAATTAAAGGCAAGAATCACTGAACAAGAGAATGTTGTAACTGAACTGCGTGAGAAAGAAAAAGAATTATCAAATGTTCGCATTCAGTTAGCCACAACACAGACTAGTGTAAAAGGTTTGAATAGTTCAATTACCAAACTAGAAAATCAAATTGAACAAGTAAAAAAATCAAAACAAGAAAACATTGATGAGAGTGAACTAAACGATATTAAAAAGGGAGTTGAAGAAGCGCAAGATGAACTTAAAGTTTTGATGGAAGAAAAATCATATCTTGACGTTGCCTCAGTTTTACTTAAAGATACTGGTATCAAAACTAATATTATCAAACAGTATTTACCTGTGATAAACAAATTGGTAAACAAATATCTTACAAGTATGGATTTCTTTGTAAACTTTAATCTTGATGAGTCGTTTAAAGAAACAATTAAATCGCGGCATCGTGATGATTTTTCTTATCACAATTTTTCAGAAGGTGAGAAACAGCGCATTGATATGGCACTTATGCTTACATGGAGAGCAATTGCCAAGTTAAAAAATTCTACCAATACAAATCTTTTGATACTTGATGAGGTGTTTGATTCAAGTCTTGATAGCACTGGTACCGAAGAACTAATGAAGATTCTCCATAGTTTAGATGATGTAAACTTATTTGTTATTAGTCACAAAGGCGACATACTACAAGATAAATTTGCCAACACAATTCGATTTGATAAAATTAAAAACTTTTCAAGGATAGTGAAATGAGTGAAAAATTAATTATTGATACCACTGCTGGTATACAACAAATAGAAAAGATTGATCCTCTTCGTGTGTTTGGTGAAGATTACTCTATGCTTGGTCAAAAGATGCCAGAATACACTGGCGGGTTTCCCGCACCAGCATTAGTCACATTGGCTAAAAGATTGAAGATGACAATGAAATTATATGCAGGTTTAGGATTGTCTGCTAATCAATGTGGTGTTGCTGAGAGAATGTTTGTCATCGGCACAGATGAATTTCAACTTGTTTGTGTTAACCCCAAAATTATTGATCAAGGTCCATCAGTAAAAGATAAAGAAGGTTGTCTTTCTTTTCCTGGTTTGTTTTTGAGTGTCGATAGACCCTCATGGATTGAGGTAGAGTTTACAGATGAAAATGGTAACGTAAATCAAGTAAAACTTCATGGATTATCTGCACGTTGTTTTCTTCATGAACTTGATCATTTGAACGGAATAAGATATACTAATCTTGTAAAACCACTTGCATTGAAAATGGCAAGACAAAAGGCAAACAAAATCGTAAAGAAAATTGTAAGAGAAAATAAAAAACAATGATAGATAAACTTCTTGAAAAGATCATACAAGAAAAAGTTCACGACAAAGAGGTCGCTGTTTTACTGTCTGGTGGTGCTGATTCATTGTCAGTTGCTCTTGCTGCACATAGGTTAGGATGTGATGTACATGCTTATTCATTTCATCTAAAAGACTTACCGACTTATGATGCCAGTAAAGCGGAAGATTCTTCAAGCAAGATGGGTTGGAAGTTTACTAAAGTAATTGTTCCAGTAGATAATCTTGTAGAAGATTTTCATACATTAAGAAAAAAGTTTGAGTGTGTAAAGAAAACACAGTATGAATGTACGTTTCCTTTTCTGTATATTTTTCCACAGATAAAAGAGAAAAATATTCTTTCAGGTTTTGCTGCTGATGGACACTATGGTGTTTCGAAAAAAGCATGTATACATTTTAAGCAGCCTAAAGAATTGTTCGATCAGTTTCGTTCCAGTTATCTAAGTGATCCTCCAGGTTTAAGACAACAATTGGCACTAAGCAAATACTATAATAAAGAGTATATAACACCATATACGGATCAAAGAGTGATTGATTACTTTCATCAGTTTGATTGGTTTCAGGTTAATCAACCTTATCAGAAGCATCATGTAGTGGAAGCGTTTACCGAATTTAAAACAATAGGTAAACCTAAACATCATATCAATCTTCAATTAGGCTCTGGTATTGACAAGGCATTTGAAAGCCTGCTAGAATGTAATGAAATAAATTACAAAAGACGAAATCGAATGTTAGACGTTTATAGAGATTGGAAAGATCGTGGCGAAATACGAACACTATTTGATTGAAGATGTAAGAAAATCATCAGCACGTGAATTGTTTACCGTTGTCAGTACATTTGCTGGTGGTGGTGGCAGTTCTACAGGCTATCGTTTGGCTGGTGGTAAAGTTATTGCAATTAATGAGTTTGTTGAAGAGGCAATTAAAACTTATTCAACAAATTTTCCCGACACAAAAATTATACCAGGCGACATTAAAAAATTAAAAGGTCAAGACTTTCTTGAAGTTGCCAATCTAAAGGCGGGTGAACTTGATATACTTGATGGATCACCACCCTGCTCTGCGTTTTCTGTAGCGGGTAAGCGTGAGAAGAACTGGAAAGGTGCAGTTCATTATGAATCAGAAAGTTACTTTGATTTCGATACAGGTGAGATGGTAACTGTTGGGGGGTATGAAGTTAAAGATGGTGTTAAGAAATACTCTGATGATCAAGTTGTTGAAGCGATTGAAGATTTGTTTCTTGAGTTTATTCGTATTGCTAAAGACATAAAACCTAAAGTAATCATTGCTGAAAACGTCAAAGGCATTACAATGGGTAAGGCAAGAGACAAACTACATCAGTTTCAAAACGAATTTGAAAAGATAGAACCCGGATATTTGGTCACTCATCATGTATTGAACGCTGCTGATTATGGTGTGCCACAAGCACGTGAAAGATTGTTCTTTGTTTGTGTTCGCCAAGATGTTGCGGATAAAGTTGGCTTGAATTTTCTCAACATGAACACGATGACTTATCCAATACCATCGACACCAAAACATATCAGCATAAAGAGTGCCATTGATCACATACAAAATGATCCCGATGAAGAGAAAGAACTACTTGATTTTGTTGAAGGTTCTTTTCAAAAGAAGTTTATTGAACTATTGCCATTCAATCCAACAAAGCACACTAAACCATCTGACCCAGAGTTCCGTGATAAGAATCCAAAAGGTTCGTGCTTCAATATGATTCGACCAGCAATTAATTTACCATCACCAACTCTGACACAAGCTGGTCAACAGAAAGGTGTGAGTGGTGTTTTTCATTACGCAAAGAATCGTAAGTTGACTATCAAAGAATTGAAGATACTGATGAGCATTCCAGATGATTATGTGTTGACTGGTAAGTTTGATCAGCAAGCAGAAAGATTAGGTAGAATGGTTGCACCTAAAATGATGGCTGCACTGTCATCACATGTATATGAAAACATTCTGAAACCATACAAGGAATCGTTATGACTAAGTTTACGTTTGCACAAAGAGAAGAGGGCTTCGACAATCACATAGAACATTCTATTCGTGGTTATACAAATCTCTGGAATGATGTACTCAAGTATTCTGAATACTTTGTTGAAGACTACACTAATGTTGTTGACATTGGTTGCTCTACAGGTAAACTACTTAAGGCAATGATCGCACAGAACACTTTTGCACCACATGCAAACTATGTCGGCATTGAAGTAGAAGAAGATTTTTTTAAATCGTATGATGAAGATGAAGAACAATTTTCACATCTACGTTATCATCGTGGAGATGTTCGTGACTTCAGATTTCTAAATTGTAGTTTGGTTACTTCAATTTTTACTTTACAGTTCATACAGGAAAAAGAAAGATCATCAATCATCAAACAAATCTATGAAGGATTGAATCCAGGTGGCGCTTTCATCTTTGCTGAGAAAACAATTGCTGAATGTTCCAAGATACAAGACATAAGAACATTTACCTACTATGATTATAAGCGTGAACACTTTACATCAGATGACATACTCAACAAAGAAAAGCAATTGCGCCATATGATGAAGTTAAACACCAGAAAAGAACTCATCAACAAATGTGCCACAGCTGGATTTGCGTTTGATCGTATCGATTCATTCTGGCAAAATCATAGTTTTACCGCATTTGTTGCCATAAAGTAAACACTTGACAAAGTAGCGGTTTCACGATATAATATCCCTTATGATATATAAGAGGGATACAAAGTTGTCAATTCAGCAACACTTGACAAACCTGAGTATGCCATGTATAATGTATGTTCAGTGACAGTTGAGGTTATCGAATGAGCAACATTCAAAATCAAAAGTCCGGTCTTGCCAAACTCATGGCAACCGAGAATCTAGTTGTACAACATGCCAAAGTTTCAACGGCAATGTTCAATCCCAAAACACGTGTTCTAACTTGTCCTATTTGGGAACAAATGTCTGGCGATCTTTATGACTTGTTAATGGGTCATGAAGTTGGTCACGCTATCGATACACCTGCTGATGGTTGGCATGGTGCTGTACATGATCGTGGTCTAAACTACAAAGGCTTTTTGAATGTAGTTGAGGATGCACGTATTGAGAAACGACAGAAACGCCGTTACCCTGGTCTGCGCCGTTCGTTTATGAACGGCTTCAATGAACTGATGGACAAAGATTTCTTCGGTTTGAGAGGTCGCAGTATCAATTCGTTACCGTTCATTGATCGTTTGAATATCTACACAAAGTCTAGTTACTCTTTGCCTGATGTTCGTTTCAATGCAAAAGAGCAAGAGTTTGTTGACCGTATTCAAGAATGCGAAACCTGGGATGATGTTCTCAAACTCACTAATGAGATTTGGGATTACTCAAAAGAAGAACAGTCACAGACTAACACACCTCAAGATGACTTCGGCTTTGGTGATGAAGGTGATGATGATTACCAAACTGAGCCAGGCTCGAATGAGGGTGATGCTGAGACTGATGGTCAAGGTGATGAAGAATCTAAGTCTAAAGCCAAAGGTGAAGACGGTGATCAAGAAACAGAATCATCATCAAGTGGTGATGAACAGTCTGATGAAGATGGTGATGTTGACGGTGAAGATAAAAGTCAATTAAACCGTAACAAAGAATCACAAAGTGTAAATCAAGACCAATCATCTCCTGAACCACGGTGTGAGACTGATGAAAACTTTCGTCAGAATGAAAACAAACTCATTGCCAAAAACGCACGTGAGTATCGATACCTTGATATTCCTAAGCCCAACTTGGCAAGAATTGTCACACCAGCAAAACGTGTTCAAGAGGTTCTGACTAAAGAATTTTCAGAGCAACGACCAGAAACATACGAAACGGTTGCTAACAGCCTATACAATGATTTTCGCCGTAAGAATGAGCGATTCATTTCACTGTTAGCAAAAGAGTTTGAGATGCGTAAGGCTGCCGATAAGTTTTCGAAAGCCAAAGTATCAGCAACTGGTGACATTGATATTAGCCGCATTTTCAAATATCAAATTGATGATAACATTTTCAAAAAAGTAATGCGTGTGCCAAAAGGCAAATCGCATGGTCTTGTTTTGTTGCTTGATAAGTCAGGTTCAATGTCCGATAATTTGTCGGCATCATATGAACAGATTTTGATTCTGGCTATGTTTTGTCGCAAAGTAAACATACCATTCACTGCTTATGGTTTTGGTAATGCTGATCATGTTCGTTACAGCATTGACTATCCTGGTGAACAAACTGATTACACAAGCAAAACATCTGAATGTTTTTCAGAAAACAACAATGAAATGTGGTTATCATCTGTGTATCTGCGTGAGATGATCAATTCTAAAATGAGCAACTCAGAATTTTCTAAAGCAGTCAAGAATATTCTGTGCCTTATGGATGCTTGGCATTCTGGTCGTTATGCTGGTGGTAAAAACTTTTATCGTCCACCTTCAGATTCATTGTCGAATACACCAATGACTGAGGCTTTGATTGCTTGTCAACCAATCATCAATGAGTTTCGTACTGTCAATAATCTTGACATTGTGAATCTGTGTGTGGTACATGATGGTGATGCTGATGATATCAATTCGTTTCATGTGACCAACAATGTTGGTACTGGCTCACGTAACTTTTTCAACTCTGGTTATCAAAACGTTTTTCTGTGTGATAAGAAAAACAAGATTCAGCAAGAGATGACTGGAGGTGATGATGGTGTGCGTATTGCTATTGCTAAATGGTTGACTAAAACAACTGGTGCTAAAATCATCGGTTTCTATTTGGCACCCAATCATCTTTTGAAAGGTGCTGTACGCCGCCGTTTACACAATGCTGAACTTGATGAATTGCGTAAAAACGAACGGCAAAATTTCTTACAAATAAGAGATGCTTATGTGAAGTACATCAAAATTGTTCGTAAGGAAAAATTTCTTGAATCAAAGAATCCTGGTTATGAATCATTCTTTATTCTACCCGGTGGTTCTGATTTAAGTGTTGATGATGAGGACTTTGAAGCACCAGAAAAAGTTACCACAACAACCTTGACCAAGGCGTTCAGTAAGTTTGCCAAGAATCGTCAGGTCAATCGTGTTCTGGTATCACGGTTCATTGGTATGATAGCAGTTTGATAACAATCCACCACTTGACAAAGTGGTGGGCTTCATTTATAATAGTAGTTCCTAGTGTGATGGAGAATTTATATTATGGCAACTCGTTCTGATAAGCGACAAGCATTTCTTGATGCTCTTACCGCAACAAACAAATCTACACTGACCCGTACAGAGGTACGCAGTGTTGCCAAAAAGTTAGGCATATCAACTCCGCAATGGTTTATTAAAGATGAGTCTAACAAGGTTAGCAGAGGTCTATACAAAGTCCCATCGGCTGCCTCTGCGCCCGCCTCAGCGGCTTCTATTGAACTCTCAGCGCAGGTTATACCAATGACCAAGACTGAAGTTTCATCGGGTAATCGCATTGCTAATGTGACAACTGATCTTGAGATTGAGAATCTGATTCCTTCTCAATATGACAACTATGTTCCTTTTGGCAACTTTGATGATGTGTTGTCAATTGTGAAATCAAAACAGTTCTTTCCTGTGTTCATTACCGGTCAGTCTGGTAACGGTAAGACCATGAGCATTGAACAGGCTTGTGCCAAAGCAAAACGAAAGTTTATTTGCGTATCAATGACACCTGATTCTGATGAGGGTGACTTGCTTGGCAACTATGTTCTAATCAATGGTCAGATGGAATGGCGTGATGGTCCTGTGACTGTTGCTGCCCGTCAAGGTGCCGTACTCTGTATTGATGAGATTGACTACGGCGCACAAAACTTGTCGTGCTTACAACGGGTGCTTGAGGGTAAGCCATTCTTGCTAAAGAAAAAGAATGAGTTGGTAGTACCTGCGCCCGGCTTTACTGTGTTCGCTACTGCTAACACAAAAGGTAAAGGTTCTGAAGATGGTCGTTATATGTTTACCAATGTGTTGAATGAGGCGTTTCTTGAGCGTTTCCCTAACACAATGGAACAACAATGGCCACCAGCACGTATTGAAGAAAAAATTGTCAACAAAGAACTTGATTCTGTCGGTCGTTCTGATGAAGTCTTTGCTAAGAATCTAATTACTTGGGCAAATACAATTCGCAATACGTTTGCTGATGGTGGTTGTGATGAGGTTGTTTCAACCCGCCGTCTGGTTCACATTGTCAAAACATTCGGTATCTACGGTGATAAGAAAAAAGCGATTGAGTATTGCTTGAATCGTTTTGATGCTGATACTAAGATTACCTTTCTTGATCTGTATACTAAGATTGATGCTGGTATTGATCCTAATGCCGCACCAGTTGTCACCGATGAAGTACCGGTAACTAACTCCGAAGAACAACCGTTCTAAGGTAATCTTTCACTTTTGCCAGAGAGAGTGTTGACACACTCTCTCTTTTTTTATATAATGTTAAGTATGTAGAGAAAAGTCGCCTCTACTTTTTTACATTTTTTGTGCGGCTAATTTTTAATGGAGTAAATTGAATGTCTGCTAAAGAGAAAATTCTAAAGTATCTTTCTAAAGATGGTCCCTATAACACGTTGACTGTTGCTCAAGCACAATCACGTTTTGGAATTAGCAATGTTGGCGCACGTATTGAAGAACTTCGTGCTGAGGGTCATTGCATCTATACCAACAAGAAAAAACTCAGCAACGGTAAAACAATTACCTACTATCGTCTAGGTAAGCCAACAAGAGAAATGATTGCAATGGCGCATTCAATTCTTGGTGGTCAAGCGTTTGCCTAAATTGGGCTAAAATTGGTGGAGTGGGAGCATATATATTATATGTTCTCACTCTTTTTTATGGATAGATTATGCAAATACAAGTCGATATTGAACAACTAAGAAAAAACAAACTGTTTGTTGCCACACCCATGTACGGTGGAATGAATCACGGTCTGTACATGAAATCATGTCTTGATCTTCAAACTGTCATGATTAAGTATGGTATTGAAACAAAGTTTTCTTTTCTTTTCAACGAATCTCTCATCACAAGAGCAAGAAATTATTTGGTAGATGAGTTTCTACGCACAGATTTTACACACATGATGTTCATTGATTCGGATATTCATTTTGATCCGAATGATATAGTTGCTTTACTTGCGCTTGATAAAGATGTTATCGGTGGTCCTTATCCAAAGAAGTCAATCAATTGGAGTAACATTGCTGAGACTGCTCGTCGTCATCCAGATTTAAATCCAAAAGAACTTGAGAACCTTGTTGGTGAGTATGTGTTCAATGTGGTAAAAGGCACACAACAATTTCAAGTATCTGATCCATTAGAAGTAATGGAAATTGGCACGGGTCATATGATGATCAAACGTGGTGTGTTTGATAAAATGAAAGAGGCTTACCCTCAAATCAAATACAAACCCGATCACATTGGTCAAGCACACTTTGATGGTTCACGTTACATTCATGCTTACTTTGACACTGTAATCGATACTGTTGATTCATGTGTTGGTGGTGGCTCAGAGCGTTATCTCTCAGAAGATTATATGTTCTGTCAGATGTGGCGTAAGATTGGTGGACAAGTTTGGTTATGTCCATGGATGCGAACACAGCATATTGGTACATACGCATTTACTGGCAACATGCCCGCTGTTGCTCAGTATACTGGTAGACTGTGATCGATTACAAGTACAGTGAAGACCGTATTCTTAAGGACATAAAAGAATATGTTGATAAGACATACGGTCAACACTACTCACTAAACAAATTCCAAACTTCGGAATTCATCATCGACTGTGGGCATGGTGAAGGATTCTTCATTGGTAACATCATCAAATACGCACAACGATACGGCAAAAAGAATGGATACAATCGTGATGACTTGATGAAAGTTGTACACTATGCTATAATGGCTTTACACAACCATGATTTGACGAGGAAATAAATTATGAAACTTTCAAATGAAACTTTGTCTGTCTTGAAAAACTTTGCCAGTATCAATCAAGGCATTGTTTTCAAACCAGGCAAAACAATTCGTACCATTTCTACACATAAGAATATTCTTGCTGAGGCTGTTGTCTCTGAAGAGATTCCAAAAGAGTTTGGTGTGTATGATCTAAACAACTTCTTGTCCGTTCTTTCTCTGCACAAAGAAGAGCCAGTCATTGACTTTGATGATGCAAATGTACTCATCTCTGGTCTACAAGGTCGCAGCAAAATCAAGTATCGTTTCTGTGCTACCAGCATGATTGTTGCTGCACCAGACAAGAATCTGGAACTCAACAATCCAGAAATCAAATTTGATCTGAGTGCTGAAGACTTTGACTGGATTCTTCGTGCTGCCAATGTATTGTCTTCACCACATATTGCCGTTGAATCTGATGGTAGTAAAGTTTCTGTGACTGCATTTGATTTGCAGAATGATGCTGCACATACTGAATCACTTGAAGTCTCAAAGAGTAATGGTGACAATTACAAGATGCTATTCAAAACAGAAAACTTGAAGATGCTTGCGGGTGCTTATGCAGTTACAATATCTTCAAAAGGCATTGCACACTTCAAACACAAATCAATGAACATTCAGTATTGGATTGCGACTGAGGCCGGTTCAAAATATGAGAAAGGTTAATCATGGGTAAGTTTGTTGTTTTTACTAATGCATCAGAGGTTTTTGATGGTGAATCTATTGCTATCAATAAAGAAGCAATCGCATCGGTATTTGAACCAGTAAAAACTATTCCAGAGCAAGAAGGTAAAACTATTATCTATGGTGTCAATGGCATTGATTGGCATGTAAAAGAACCATATCTGGAAGTGCTTGCAAAATTGAACGCTGACTGATATAATATATTACATTATGATTTTTGTGAAAGGTGATCATGGAACATCTTCTGTGGACAGAAAAGTATCGACCACGAACAGTGGAAGATTGTATTCTGCCAGAACGTTTGAAAGCAGTGTTTCAACAATACGTGAACCAGAAAGAGATGCCAAATCTTCTTCTGGCTGGTGGGGCGGGCGTGGGCAAGACGACAATCGCCAAAGCCATGTGCAACGAAATCGGTTGCGACTACATGGTAATCAATGGTTCTGATGAGAACGGTGTCGATACAATTCGTGTCAAAATCAAAAACTATGCATCATCTGTTTCTTTGTCTGGTGGCCGCAAAGTCATCATTCTAGATGAAGCAGATTATCTAACACCAAACGCACAAGCAATTTTGCGTAATGCGATTGAAGAGTTTGCCGCAAACTGTTCTTTCATTTTCACTTGTAACTACAAAAACAAAATCATTGATCCACTACATAGTCGTTGTGCGGTGATTGAATTTAATTTGAAGAATGGTGAAAAGCAAAAGATGGCCGGTGCTTTCTTTAAACGCATCACACACATACTCAATACAGAGAAAGTGGAATTTGACGAAAAGGTAATTGCTGAAGTAGTCAAAAAACACTTTCCAGATTTTCGTCGTGTTATTAATGAACTTCAACGCTATTCCAAACTCGGCAAGATTGATGTAGGCATCCTCTCTCAGATTGGCGATATTTCTCTAACACAGATTGTCAAACATCTGAAAGAAAAAGACTTTACATCCGTCCGTAAATGGGCAGCAACGTCGGAAATTGATAACACGACATTCTTTCGCAAACTCTATGATGCTTTGTAT